TTGCATAGTTGGCAATTAACTGTGTCAATCATAGGCACATCTTCCACATTAACCCAGCCGTCAGCTGTGTGAAACTCTGCATACCCCATTATACCCTCGCCTTCTGTGGTTCCCATTTACCGCTGCTTGAAAGGTTATACCAATGCGTTGGACACTTGTCCATCCCACCAGTTTGACCTTTTGTGGTACAGAAATATCCAGCCCAATCACGACCTTTAGAATTACCAGTGCGCCATTCCATGTGGCCATGATTGCAACTAGGTGCATCCATAGCTTCAGCAGTACCTAGAATCTCTGTCACTGTTGCCATTGCACTCTCTAGAGTTACTGGAGCTAGTGTGGTCTTGACAGATGATCCGATTGGTGTAGTCCAGTAATCCACATCGCCTTCTTTAATGTCCTGTGGTGCTGGCGTTACTTCTTGCTTGACTACTTTAAGAGCTGGATGGTTTGGTGCAACCTTGCTCATTTCTTCGCGGCTAGGGCGCTTTCCTTTAGGAGCATAACCCGCATTTGCAAGTGCTCTGCCAATAGCCGATGTCTCGCAATTCTCCAATGCAGAAGTTTGATTGACCCCGCGAGAGCTAACCGTCTCCTCAGCGTACCCTGTCGCCCATGCGATGCTATCTTGGCTAGTTTTAAAGAGATAAGCCTTAACAATGTATCGAGTTGCTTCCACCACTTCCAACTCAGTGCTAATACGAAAATCTGGATAGTCCTTAATAAACTTTTCAAGTCGAACCTCCACTGGTTCATAATCGGCTAAATTAAACATTGACATTACCTTTCATCTGCGTAATTAATTCAGCTATCGCATCAGCAGCGTAGCCATTATCAGCATAAAACCACCACTGACCATCGTCCATCTGCCTAATCTCAATTTTGTAAGATTTTAAAATGTTACACATATAGTTCATTCTCCTCTGTAGCTAGTTGCCCCATTAAAGCAATATAGGCTGCTCCATCGATGTAATTATCTGGCTTATCGACTGTGCCTGAACTGGCTCTGGCAATCTTGATGAGCGCGAGTATTGCACAGACTTGATAGTCCTCGACTGGGTGCTGTAGGTATGCACTGATGAGCATTGCTGCGTGTTGCATGTTATCTGCTGGGTGGCCGTAGTCATTAAGACCACGATCTTGAATGATGTCGGTTGCACTCTGTAGAATCTCCTGATATTTCATTCTTGCCAGAAATCTGCTCGATTGACCGCTCTGCCTTTGTGCCAGCCATCGCGATGGCCACGATCATAGGCTTCTTTGTAGGATTGTAACGCCCATATAATAAAGCTGATACTTGCCCCAATGAGGCAGATAATAAGCAATTTCTCGTTGTTGGTCATTACGCCACCACCATTTCTGCAATCAATTCTCGCTGCATTATGTATAACTTAGCAACAAGCTCATGGTCGTATTGATCCATTGCAGTTAATGCGTTCTTGATTATTTCTAGCTCTATAACTGTTAATACTGACATTTTTGTACCTATCTGTAGCAACGCCCTCGGCTGCTTACAGGATTAGTGTTGCATAGAGTCCAGACTAATCAAGGACATTTAGATAACGAAACGATAACGATTTTTAGGCGTACAGCTTCCCGTACAAGGTAAATGAGCCATCCTTGTTGATAGGCACTAGCATCGGGCTAACGCGGTCTCCATGTGTCTCAATGACTGCCACGCTCATCTGCCAATTAGCGCTTCCAGCCTTCAAATAAGAGGCTTTCTTCTTGTCCATGACATTTCCTGCCTCTAAGCCCCAAAGAGTCCTGTATGAGGCTCCTATGCCCTCTGTGAAGGCACTAATGCCTGCCCTGTGAGTGTGACCACAGACCACAGACTTGCCGAACTTCTTAGCCAGCCCTAGAGCTGTGAGTCCAGCATTGGAGTTCATTGATCCTTCATCGCCATGAACTAAGACCCATCCCTTGTGAAACTCGAATGGTCTTTTATGAAATCTGATTCCAAGCCCGTTGAAGTCCATAAACTTGGAGTATTCAAGCTCGGGCAATCCGATGAGGCTAGGTGCTCGTAATAGCGTATGGTAGAGCCTATCCGTATGGTTGCTTCTAGTGACATCTGTTGTGCCGAGTTCATAGAGAATATCCTGCGCAAGGCTTCTGTCAGCATCTAGCGTACCTTCCCACTCCAACTTAGTACCTTGAGCCCAGCGAGACTGGCTCTGCATATCTAGCTCATCGCCTGTATTTAGGATGAGGTCAAACTTTTCTCGCTTTACTAACTTGATAAGATTCTTAACAGCTTGCTCATGGTGATATGGGATTTGTAAATCCGATATAACAAGATAGCGGGCTTTAGTCATCGTCCTCATCTTCGTAATTGCCGAACTTCTCTGGATCGACAGGGTCAGGCAATATCCAAGCAGGGTAAGATTGAGGTTCAGTAATCATGAACATGGCTACATCTTCTTTGAAACCTGCTCGCTTAAGACTACAGAAATACTCATATAAGCCAATGCAGTAAGCATCTAGCTTTGAGTAGCCTTGTTCCTCTAATGCCTTAGTTGCTTTTCTTGCCATAGCAGAATGTTACCTGTCTAGTAAGATGTTATAGATTTCATCGACTCGCGTGTTGAGTCTTTTAATCTCAGACAACAGATGAGTAATGACATACCCAGACAAGCCACCGACTATTGCCAGCGTTGCTAGGTAGAGCGTGAAGAAGTCGGATTGTGTCACTTCTTAGGGGTCGCATATCCAAAGACACCAGCTAACACAGCCCAGAGAACTGCGCGATAGTCAAGTGCAAAGTTTGATGCAGCCCAAGCTGATAGGAATGCTCCAGCAGTGAGGACAAGAGGGTTCTTCATGTTCATTAGTTTCCGCCTAACATAGGTATCGAATAAAACTCACCCAGTAAGTCAGCTTCTTTCTTAAAGCTAACATGCATGTGGTGAGTGTGTTTGTTAGCCCCTGTGTAGTTGCGCCACTTCCAGTTAAGGATGGGAGACGCAATCCTGCCGTTAAATATAATGTACGAGATGCGCTTCTCTGCCTTAGACTTGCAACTGATTCGAAGTTGATCTGCAAGGTCTGGCATGATATGCGGTTTGACCCCTGCACCGAATAGGTCTGCGTCAATGTCAATGGCACGAACCCAGCCCTGCTCATCTGGATTATGATCAGACTTGCGAGCAGCGTGTCTGGTATCACCGACCCAACCATCCGATGCCCTATCACGATCTGGGAAGGAATCATCTATCTGCTCTCTTAATTGGATTGCAGCTTTAGAAAGTTTAGGCTTCACTTGCCGATTTTAAGCCCAGCAGGAAGTGGTTTATCGTATTTCCAGAACACAATCCACGCCCCTTGGCCATCTGAATCGTCTTGCAATTCAATAAGGTCATAAAAAGCGCGTGGTGTTTCAAGTAACTCTGGATAAGTTTCAACAATAATCTCATAAGTATTTTTAGCCATTATGCTCTAATTCCTATTCCTGAGAAGTAAGTGAGTTCAGCACCTTCAGTAATAGAGACATTTCCACCGCTATCACCGCGTGCGTATATTTCAATGTAATCTGTTGATCCGTTGCAATAAACTAAAGTTTCTCCGCCATGAAGTTCTGAAACACCAGCAACTGTTGCAATAATAGATATGCGCTGAAATCTTGCGCCATTTTTATAAATCACAAATTGAAAATCACCATTACCAACTTGTGTATGGTAAAGTCCAGCATTTATAGAATAATATCCAGCAGTTGTTGGTGTAAAAGTACTCGATGCGTAATTGCTTGCAGTATCCCAAGACTCTGTATCAAAAGTGATTTTAGTAAAAGTACTTGCTGCAAAAGTTTGTGTGCCTGCACCTGCTGATTTATAGGCTGAAAATGTAGGCAATGAACCACCACCTGCTGTTGCCCATGTTGGTACTCCACCTGATACTGTCAAGACCTGACCAGTTGTGCCAATTCCAAGACGAGCTGGTGTTGATCCACTAGAAGAATAGATTGTGTCACCTGTTGTGGTCATTGGGTTAGTCATGCCAGCACTATCAGCAGACCAGACAAAATCCATGTCTGTATTAGTGTTCTTTTTTAGCACCTGACCAGTTGTGCCACCTTTTAGGTCAGCCATAGAGCTATCAATAGCATCTACAGCTGTACGGATTGCCAGTGCGCCATTTTTTACAAGATCTGTATTATCTGGTTCTGGCCAAGAAAAGTTCGGGCTGGTTGCCATTTTAAGTTAGTGCTCCTGTCGCGTTGTTCCAGATAAGTGTAGCATTTACACCTGTCCAAATTGTTGAAGATGGTATTACTGTCTCCCATTGTGTGGTAGATAGTGAGAACTCTGTAGCTGTGATGTAAAGGGTTAAATCCACATAAGTAGGGGTAGCGCGTAGGGCTACATTCTCCACAAAGCCCTCGAATGTGCCACCCAAAAGGTTGGAAGGTAGATTGGTAAGAAGCACAGGCTCGCCAAAGAAGATAGCAATTAGATCATCAAGCATGGCAGATGGCATATCTGGGTTATCAAGTCTAAAGGTAATCGCTCCCAATGAGGCTTTAGCAGTCTTGCGTAGATTAAGCTCTCTAGTGGCGATGTCAGTGATGTCAGCAAGGTTCTTGATGTTGGACTCAAATGAACGCTCGTAGAGGCCGTATGCGCCTATAGAGTCGCTATCAGAGGCACTGTAGGTTGAGCCATAGCCTGTAGAGTATTTATAGATAAGACTATTGCGGATGTTAGCAATCTGTGTCTGAGAAGTAATGCTGTTGGGAGTTGCATAAGCTGCATCGAGGTAGGTGTAGCCGTTATCTGCAAGATAGTCTGAGCGATGGTCTGCATCGTCATAATTGACTAAGCCATCTGATGTTGATTCATAAATCTGGCCTAATGCGCTATTAGCAATCTGATCTACTAGGGTCTGGCTTTTGGCCGTAGCAGATGCCGCTTGGCTTATCATTGTATAAAAACCTGCGTCAATAGTGCCTACATAGGACTCGGCTTCATTCCAAGTAGTTGTGGCTGGATAAGTAGCCCATGTAACAGTCGGTGTCACTTCATTCCAGTTAAGGTTAAGAGCTGCACCTAGAATGGCTGCAATCTGTGCGCCGTCTAATCCTTCTGCTAGGGCTGTGTTGTAAATAGCTTTAGTCAGTTTAGCTAGTGAGCCAATACCCAAGATTGTGCCTGTAGTGATGTAGCCAGTTTCCTCTGGACTTCTAACACCAATGGAGAAGTCTGAGACCTCACCACTAAATACAGTTATGTAAGTGCCAGAGGAGTTCTTTAGTTCTAGGGTTACTGGCTCTGTGACATTGATGGTAAAAGGTGAGTTATCTGTATTGATGATTTCTACTCGGCAGTAACCTGCTGTGCATTGGCGGTCAATGTCTAGCCGACCAGTGGCATAGGAAACAGAGGTGACAGTTGTATAAACATCATCACCTACTGTCACACGCCATTCTGGTAACCATGTCATAGCGGAAGTAGTCTGCCTATCAATGTGCCTCGTCTTGAGGCTTGTGTAAGGACATCATCAATAGCTTCTGCAATGGCATTAGGGTCACCGATGCCTGTGTTAATAGTGTTGTTAATGGTTACGCCTGCTGGCAGTTGATTGCCTGTACCACTAGTTCCCAAGCCTACTGTCGATGGCATTGATGTAGTTGCTCCGCCATTAGAAGTAATGCCAAGAGATGCATTGGTCGCACCTACGAATGGTCTATAACCACCAAGACTTGCCTGTTGCGCTTGGCTCAAGGCGTTGAAGGCAGATGCAGCAGAGCCAGCAAAGTTCTTAAAGTAAGTCTCAAGGCTTGCTAACTGCTCCTTTACAGACATGAAGTTCCAGTTCTTGAAGATGTCATCAAGAGGCTTAATTCCTTGTAAAGTGCTAACTAACTTCTCTGTGTTCTTTTGAGCCGTATCCAGCAACTTTGTATAGATTTCAATCTGGCTAATGTTCTCATCTTCAATAGCCTGCATAAGCTTGAGACGAATACGATCTTCTTCTGAAATCTTACCCTTAAGGGCAGCTTCAATCTGAATCTTCTGTAGGTCAAAGATAGCCTTAGCCTTAGAAAGTTTAAGGTTTTCTTTAGTGGTTTTAGTTAAAGCCTGAGTTGCCTTTAGTTGTGCATTTGCTGCCTTAGATGCGGCTATTGCATCGGCTCTCTGGGTATCTTGTGAAGATACGCTAGTTGAGATATTTCCCATACCTTTAAAGCCACCAACAGGCTTGTTGTAAAAGAAAAAGTTTTCTGCATCAAACAAAGATTTGGTAATGTTAATAAACTTGCCAGTTTCGCGAGTTAGATTTGCAAAAGCGGTAGCAATCTTTCCAATACCGCTAATTACTGGATCAATAGTATTTGAGCCAGAAGCAGTCTTAAGGGCATCGACAAAACCTTGACCAATAGTTTCTTTGGCGTTATTGACTGCAACTTGTAACTTGGCTATTTCGCCTGCGTAAGTGTTAGCAGCGGTTGAAGCCTGCCCAGCAAAAAGGACGGAAAGTTTTTGTTGGATTTCTTCAAAACTAGAGCTAGTAAGTTCTGCCTTACTTAGTCCTACGCCTAAACGACCTAGAGCCTGAGTCTGCCCTAGATAACCTTTTTGGAGACTTTGTGAGACTTGAGTTAGGCTTTTACCTGTGCCCGCGCTAATGTCTAAGGCAAGGTTGAGCAATTCTTGAGACTTAGTAACTGACATTGTGGCTCGCAAAAAGCGATCCATAGCAGGGCGAAGTTCATCATCGAGAACGCCTGTCTGTTGTTCTAAGCGCGAAATGTATCCATTGACTGTTGCTGAGTTACTACTAAAAGCAAGTCCTAAATTATTAAGAGTTTGTCCTAATGCTCTAGCCGCTTTATCATCTTCTGCAAAAGCTTTGACTGCTTGACCAATGCCACGAACTCCAAAAGCAAGACCAAGACTAACTCCTAGTTTTTTAACACTCCTAGAAAGTTTGTCGGTAGATGTCTCTGCTGCCTTAAATGCCTTTTTGCCTATAAACTCAGCGGCAATATTAATGGCTACATTGCTCATGCTGCTCTCCTAATATCTACCATCGCTGTGCGGCGGTTAAACTTTGTTGTTGTTTTTTCAATAGCCTTAAACACGGAAGCATTAGCCCTACCCTGAGTATTTGCCCAAGCTCTAAAGATTAAGCGACCCATCATGCGATGGTCACCTCTACGAGCTGGCCCATAAAGCTGACCAAGATTAGAAATAAACTGATTGCCAGCATAAGGATTATTAGATCGTGATTTACCCTTAGATGCTCCACCTGCACGAGGGCCTACCCAATCTTGACCTTGACCATTCTTACGACCAGCAGTCTCATAGATTGCGCCAATCATAGATTTATTCTGAATGCGAATGTTATTAACAAAGCCAGCGCGGTTAGGTTTTGATGGTGTTGTTTTATAGATAATGCCCTTGCGGATTTCTAAAGCGTTGTATTTAGGAAACTTACCGCGAGGACTAGCAATTTCGCCCCAGCCACTCATAGGTGAAACAATTGGCACATAAGAACGAGCTTCATTGACAACGGGCTTGAGAACTGCACTCAATTCCTTTGTCAGTTCTTTAGCAAGGTCTGGAGCGTATTTATTTAATGCTTTCTTAAGAGCGACCGCGCCTACTACTTCTGTTGGCATCGTTCATCTCCTTTGTTTCATCTTTAAGACCCTGCAACAAGGCTTCTAGCATTATTGGGTCTAACTCTAATAATTCTTGTGGCGCGACCCCCAACCTTATGCTCAGACGAGCAATTAGGTAGGTGAATGGAAGATCGCGCTTTAAGACAAAGGGTCTGAGTCTAGAACCTCAACACTCTTAAGAGTGCCGATGAAAGTCTCTAACCTTGCATCTACTGGCTCACCTGACCGCTTAACAACTTCATGAGCAAGGAAATACACTTGGGTCTGCATTTCTTCTTCTCGAAACGCCTTATGGAATCCTACTTTGTAATGCTGTTCGAATACATATTCGATTAGGGGAGTTATTTCCCCTTGCACTACTTTTCCATCTGCAAATGTAACTTTCAACTGTGCCATGGTTTGCCCCTTTGTTTAGTTGTTTAGAATGTGCCTGTGGTTGCGACTGTGATTGCTCCTGAAACCTGAAAAGTCAAGCTCTGCATTCCTAAGCTTGCAACATCTCCCGCAATAGGAGTAATTGTATCAACCAAGATTAGCCCACTATAAAATGGGTTAGCAGCTGAACCTGTTGATGACTTATCTAGTGCGCACTTGAAATATGCATTAGTAGCAAATAGAGTGTTCAATGATTGCAATACAGCAGTAGCTCCATCATCGTTGATTAGATCAACAGTAATGGTGTTATTCTGCAATCCTGCAACATAACGATGGCCAGTATCGCCCATCGCTGTGGTCTCAATCTGATCTACAGAACGAGTCAATGTGAAGCTTGTTACATACGCGCTAAGATCGATTGAGGCAGGGTCTGTTGCTCCTACTTTGAATCCAACCTTATTTACGATTCCCTGTGCCATATTTATTCCTCATCTTTCTTAGTGACTGGTTTTGGTGCTGTTGCAGTTTGACCGATTCGCACGAGCCATTCTGCGTTTGCTTTGTCGTTATCGGACATGATTAACTCCAACTTGTTAGAATTGATACGGACATCTCGCAACTGAGAAGGTCTCCCGAAGCAGTATTGAGAACGCTAGGTGCGCTTATTGCGCTTACATTATAGGTGAAAGAAGATGCAGCAAGTAATGCGAACACGCTAACTACTGTGTCCTCGATGCCGTTAAGGTTGCCCTCATTATCAAAAAGTGGCACTGTCATTACAATCTTGAAATTAGCAATAGGGCTAATAGAAATCTGAGAGTTATTATTAGGTGTCAAGTATGGATCATCGGGTGACACAATAACTGAGTTAGCCAGAACTGTAGCTGGCGGGAATGCAAAGGTCTGCCATTTAGCGTTATTGACTAAAGCTGTGGCAAGTGTCGTTCTGAGTGTGGTGATAGCAACTGGCATTATCCCACCATCGAGTTAGGACTTAGTGCATGGGCAATCAGACCCCGTACCTTCGCCAATAATTGGGCGGACATACGATACGGGGAAGGCTGGAAATCTACCAAGTTTGAACCGCTGAGAGTTGCAGTACGGGCTTGCCAGATTTCTACAGATACCATTAAAGCTGCGTTCTGAATTGCTGTGTCTGTTGCATAATCTGTTGCTGTTCCAGCAACAGTTCCAAAAGGCTGGATAGCATGAATGCTTTGATCTGCACCAGTAGCAGAATATGAAAGTGAATTACTGCCAATAGCAGTAATCGTCTTAGTGCCGTTATATGGGCTACCGTTTTTAGTTATTGTTACGCTTTGACCCACATAAAAAAAATCTAAAATACTTGAATCAAAATAAAGAGTTGCAACATTATTAGCGATGCTTTGGTGAGTATTGTAAATCTCATTCTGCCAAAGCATTGGAAGCAGGACTGCGTCTGTCGCGTCACATACTTCTTGAAGGGTGGCATCTGGATACAAAGTACCGACTCCGAGAGTTGTGCGGAGTTCTGCAACTGTTGTAAGTGCCATTCCCAATCCTTTCTAAAGACTCTGAGGGGTAGAGGGCTACTACCCCTCAGAGCGACTTAGTGTGGCTTACGCCTTGTTATTCTTGAATGCGCCTGCGCCGACCTTAGTAGCGATTGCTCCAAAGCCGTAGTAGCCGATTGTTACCTGTCCTGCTGCTGTTGATTCAGCGCGTAGGCGGTATGTTGGTGACTCGTACCATGTGTATGAATCTGGATTCACAACAAGGATTGTTCCATCGCCATCGCCTGCGTTTGTTGGATCAACATAGAGGTTAAGTCCTGCAACATTGCCTGTTAGTGATGTTGGAGTTACTACACCGCCAGCGTTCATTGGCTGTGATGCTGTGTAGATTGGACGGCCTGCATCGTTAAGAGACATGATGTTTGACCATTGTCCTGTTGATACGACCATGTTGCGAGCAAATGGATTTGGTAGTCCTGCTGTTGCGCCATAGACAGAAGCTGAACCGCGAGCAACAATACCTAGCAACTCTGAGGCTGTTGGATATGTGACTGTTGTTGTTGCATCTGCTGTTGCGCCTGCAATAAGAGCAGCGTTCACTGCTGCGTTAGTAGCCTTTGCATAAGCTGCTGCCATGTTGCGAACTAGCTCATCAAAGAATGCTGGAGATGTACGATCTAGCAATTCAACAGAGAATGTCTGCTGTCCAGCGTACTTCTTAACTGATACTGACAAGAATGCTGCTGTCTGATCTGTATCAGAGAATGCTGCACCTTCTGCTGTATCTGCAACTGTTGGAGCTGCTGTGATCTTTGGAATCTCGAAAGTCATACCTGCATCTGGCAATACTCCGCGAGAGATTGCATCGATTGAAGGACGGATTG